AAGCATAGAGTTAATAGCTAAAGCTAATAGCTTAACTAAAGCTAAAAGCTAATTACACTAATAGTTATAACTAATAAAGATTAATATAAATGAGTGACAATAACTATAACTTTTTAAAAGCTCAAGTAAAAGCATTTCATCCTAACTGGAATGAAGAGCAAGTTAACAAAGAATGTGAGCGCATCTTAAATGATGGTGAGGGTGGAGAGGATGAGAGCTGCCTATATTGTGGATCGTAGTACCTACTACGCTACCCATAAGAACAGCGTCCCAGAGTAGGGCATTTATTGTGCCTCCTACTCAGAAATGAGCGCCACAGGAGAGCCCATTGGAGGTGAGAGCTACACTATTCCAATTAGCTGTGTTAGATACTTAGGGACTGCTAACACAAACACACTAAGCTAAAGTCGGGTGTTAAATCCAAAATTATTATAGTTTTTTTCGATTGTAATCCAAAAATATGACACCACAAGATAAAGCTAAAGAGCTATTAGATAAGTATAAAGAGAAAATGACTCATTTAAATGCTGATGAGGTTAAAGAATACACTTGTATTGTAGTAGATTCTTTTTTAAAGCACATGTCTTTTACCTTTGGCTTTATTGGTTATTCAAACTTTAAATTTTGGCAAGATGTTAAACAAGAAATAGAGAAGCTATGATATTAATACCAGCACAACTTGAAAGCGTAGGCACTCGCAAGGATAAGACTCTTAAGCTTACCTTTGGCACTAATGAGCTTACACCATCTCAAGCAGCTGAGCTATTTGGCACAGCCAATCAGTTCGGCTATCTTGCATTTAAAGATGAGAGCTTTAGAAGAGAAGAGCTGGATGCTGTAGAAAGCTTGAAATCGGAGTTAGAAGATACACTTAAGAAACCATCTCAGAGATTAAGAGGTATAATGTTTAGAGTTTATGAGGCTGATTCAGAAGGATTTACTACCTTTGCTAAATACTATGACTCTAAGATGGAGCAGTTAATAACACACTTTAAGAATAAGTTAGCATGAGCGCCAAACTCGGAAGTAAAACAGAGCCAAACTCGGAAGAGAAACCACAAAAACTGACTCTCAAAAAAGATGCGATGTTACAGGCACTAACTACCAGCTTAGGCAACGTAACAGAAGCAGCAGCTGCTGTAGGTATGAGCAGAGAAACTCATTACGATTGGTTAAAGAATGATCCTGAGTATTCAGCTGCTGTAGCTTCGCTTAAGAATGTAGCTTTAGACTTCGCAGAGTCGCAGCTTAAGAAGCTAATGGAGGGAGCAGAGCGCCAAGCTTTAACGCATGATGGTGAGGTAGTAACGATTAAGGATGCACCTAACACATCAGCTGTGATATTTTACCTTAAGACTCAAGGCAAGCAGAGAGGGTACATCGAAAGGCAAGAGCTGAGCACTGAGATAAAGAGTATTAACATTACCATAGATGGTACAAATATTTAAGCATGAGCGACAAAATAATAAGCACTAAGTATTCAGACCAAACGCTCGGCACATACGTAGACTTCATGGCTGCAGGTGAAGATACTGTTAGTCAGATTCAAGCCATCACAGGGCTTAAGCGCGATGACATCAGAAAGATAGACATGGCTACTATTGAAAAGATAGTGAGCGCCTATGCTAATGGTTTAAAGAATGATGAGAAGGTATTTAAGCAGTTCATAGATATAGATGGTATTAAGTTTGGCTTTCATCCTAATCTTAAGAGCATGACCTTTGGAGAGTGGTTAGATTTGTCTGAGCTGAGTAAGAACTTCCCCCATCAGCTGCCTGAGCTTATGTGCATTCTCTATAGGCCTGTTACAGCTGAGATTAATCAGCAGTATAAAATTGAGGAGTATGACAGTGATGTGCATCTTAAGTATGCGCCTCAGATGCGCAAGCTAAATCTTGCCAATGTGAATGCTGCGCTGCTTTTTTTTTCGACACTCAGAAACGATTTAGTGAGCAATACACCCGCATATTTAGAGCAGGAGCTGGAGAGGCTGAAGAGGGAGATCAGTCAGTTAGCCGAAGAGGTGAAACCTTAGCATCAGTCTATCAATGGTGGCATGTTATCGAAGAGATGGCAGAGCGAGATGTAACTAAGTTCGATGCCATAACTAAGACAAGAGCTTCAACAATATTCACCCATCTAACATACGCAATGGACTACGCTAACAGCATGCAACAAAAGCTAACTTAATTTCCACTAATAGATATGAGCACAATCAATTACACTTATAATGTCATAGTAGATAGGTTTAGACAGTTTGCAGCAGGGCACTTCCAACTGCGTAGGTTTACGCATGGTGAGATATCACAGGCCGATTTAGAGAAAGAGGCAGAATGGCCATGGCTGCACGTCAAGCCTCGCGCTATTAACTACGCACCTGGTACGCGTACCTTCAGCTTTGAGATATTTATCTCAGACCTACCTCGCGACAAAGAAGATAAGACAGGCTATCAAGCGGAGAGCATTACTGACTGCTCACTTATCTTTCAGGATTTAATTAATGAGATTTATTTAGGCAATATGTTCGGAGATCAGGTAGTGCTCACGCGACCTGTAAACTCAGAGCCATTTGTTGAGCAGTACACTCACACATTAACAGGTGTTACAGGTACTATTGAGCTTAACTTAGATTACGATTGGTCAGCATGTAGCATTCCTGCAAGCTGGAATTATAACACTCCAACTGATAGCGGCAGTGATGGATGGGGAGCTTTGCAGTTTATTGATAGCTTAGAGCAGAACGGTGTTTATGTTAGCCTACTAAATGACGAAGAGACACCGGGTAACTCTTACTACTATGGCACAGATGCAGAAGGAGTAAAAGGATGGCATGCAATAGTAGATAACATTGGCCTCACTTGCGAGACCTTACCCGAATGCGCTACTATCATCAGCATACTTGAAGATATTGAAGCGTTGCAAACTGATAAGGTAGATAAGGTAGCAGGCAAGGGGCTATCTACTGAAGATTATACAACAGCAGAAAAGAGCAAGCTCGCAGGCATTCAAGCAGGCGCAGAGGTCAATGTTAATGCAGATTGGAATGCAGTTAGTGGTGATGCACAAATTCTAAACAAGCCATCTATACCAGCAGCTCAAGTTAACTCAGATTGGAACGCAACGAGCGGAGTGGCTGAGATTCTTAACAAGCCTACCATTCCATCTATCGCAGGCTTAGTACCCGAAACGCGAACGCTCACGATCAACGGCACAACGCAAGACTTAAGCGCGAATAGAACATTCACGATAGCGACAGGGTTAACTGTTGGCACTACTCCAATAACAAGCGGAACGGTAGGACGTGTGTTGTTTGAAGGGGCGGGCAATGTGTTGCAGGAAAGTGCTAACTTCTTTTGGGATAATACGAATAGTAGGTTGGGGATTAAAAGAACACCCGCTGTTGAATTAGATGTTTCGGGAGATATTCGTTCAAGTGGTTATGTGTTTAGCCAAATCGCACAAACAAATACTATTCAAACTAATGGCTCAAATTTAAGCGTAAAAGGAACGGGTGGAACTAATTACATTACTATGTTTCAAGCAACAGGTAATGTACTTATTCAAAACGGCGGCACAACAACAGACGCAGGGTTTAGGCTCGATGTGAATGGGACGGCGAGGGTGAGTGGTAATGTAAAATTTGGAAGCAATTTTACTTGGGATAATACCAATTCAAGATTAGGTATAAATACCGCTTCACCGAATCAAAATTTAGAAGTTGTGGGAACTGCTTATATTAGCGGAAATGTTAGTATAGGAGCTGCTTACCCACTTGCAACCGTAAGTTTTGCTGTAACAAGCCAAATTACAAATGGAGTTATTGCATATGGAATCAGACAAACAGGATATGTACAAGCGGCTACTACTTTGCAAGCTATTGGTATAGCAAACCAGTTAAATAAATCTGGAGTAAATACCTTAGGCACATACACGAATTTTTTTGCAATTGGCGGCGGCTCAGTATCAGGTAGTGTAACAAATCAAATGGGTTTTTCAGTTGCAAGTAATTTAACAAACGCAACAAACAATTATGCTTTTCATAGTGAATTAGCATCTGCTACGGGAGTTTGGAATTTGTATATGAGTGGAACTGCGTCTAATTATCTTGCGGGCAACTTATTAATTGGAACATCAACAGACGCAGGTTACAAGCTCGACGTGAATGGTGGCGCAATAATTCGTCAAGGATTGCAAGTAAATAATCCATTGTCTTGCGATACTATACAGCCCAGACAAAATCAGAACTTAACTCTTTCAGCACCTTGGGCAGATAGTACTCAAGTGGCTATTGAAACGATTACCAATAAAGCTCAGGTATTAATTGTAAGACCAGGAGCGAATTTAACTCTTACTTCAAGCACCCACGATACCCAAAGAATAACACACACCTTTGCGCCAACAAGCGGAACGGCAGTAGTCAATGCTTTGACACTTCAGCAAACAATCAACCAAACAGGTGGCGCAAATGGAATAACAAGAGGCCTTTACATCAATCCAACTATAACAGCAGCGGCTGACTTTAGAGCGATTGAAACAACGAGAGGTCGAATAGTATTCGGTAACCTTCCAACTTCAAGCGCAGGCCTTCCAACGGGTGCGATTTGGAACGATGCAGGAACACTTAAAATAGTATAATAAATATAACAACAATGGCTAAAATACAACCAATCACTTTTCCTCTTAACGCAGGAACAGCAACAGAGATGAGTGTACTCATTCTCAACTTCGAAACAAGCGCAACAACTTGCACTACCTACTACGAGTTAAAATCTGAAGCAACTGAAGAAGTGCCTTCAAAGGTTTTATCAAATGGAAACTACACGCTAACCGAACAAGAGTTCGCAGCGTGGGGAACAGATAACGAGTGGGTAACCGAGTGCGTAGCAAACGCGATAGGAGTAACAATTTTATCTTTCTAATTATGAACTTAACAGAGGAACATTTAAAGCAACTTGACGCTTTTATTCAAGAGATGCCAGTTAAATTTGGCTTACCATTAATCCAATTCTTCAACAAGATAAAAGAGGAAGCTGAAAAGGAATGAGCATCTTAGCTGAGCTGTTTGAACAGGGAGCGCTATACGATGTGCTCTTAGATTTCGGGGAATCCGTTACGGATCGTGCACGCTCTAACATTAGAATTCAGCAGACACGCTACGGCAAAAAGCGCAAGGCTAATACTACAGGCACGCTTGCAGCTTCGCTCTATTACGATATAGATGTAACCGGCACTACTCCATCTATTGGATTTAACTCTACAGCAGATTACGCTAAGTGGGTGGAATACGGAAGGCAAGGTAAGGAGAGCAATTATAAAGGCATAGATACACGCTTTGCAGCCAGTGCAGCCAAGCCTCCTGTAGATGCGATTCTTAATTGGATGAATCTAAAAAGAATTAAGCTACGCACTACAGGCCCAACAGGGCGCAGAACAAGATTTGCAACGAGCGCAGTAAACAGAGACGAAGCACAGCGCTTAAGAGTAGCTAATGCTATGGCTAAGAGCATTGAAAAGAAAGGTATAGCACCACTGTACTATTGGAGAGAGGCTTATCTTGAAACCTTACCTGAATATGGAGCGCAGCTTAACGAGGCAATGGGGGATGCAGTCTATGTATACATCTTAAATCAAACGAGAAAATTAACTAATATTAAACCTGTCTAATAATGGCAATAACAATACATCAGCAGCCTTACATCTTTACAGCTCTTAAGCAGAAGCTTATCGTGGTGGCTACATCTTCTAACATAGGGCAGCCTGGCTTTCGCTATGTGATAGAAGTAAGCAATGGCACTACTACTAATACTTTTTACGTGCAGCCTAACATCAATGGCGCTTTAGTGTTTGACCTTAATCCTGTTGTTAGTCAAGCCATGGACTTAGGAGTAAACAGTACTGATGCTGTGCCTTCCTTATTTGCATCCACAACGGTGCAAGATGCAGCTACATCGCGTAATATTTTGGGCATTAGCACAATCATAAAAGAAGGTTATGAGGTGCTTGGTGTATTCGAGGTACAGGCTACTGCTTACCCATTAGATGGCAGCGCTTTAATCAATGCATCTTTTCAGATTTCTGATGGCTTTAATCCTGATCCTGCAGATTACTTCTCATTAGACTCAGCAACGAGCTACATCATGAGTGATTTAGTTAGAAGCACCTATGCAATGGATGATGTATTAGCTCAGTATAGCTTAGGCGCTAACACGATTGGCATAACAGGATAT